GTCAGGTATGCTCACAGCCCAGCCCAATTCCAAAGCACGATCAATCAATTCAATACCAGCTGTGTCTTGATCTGGCACCAGAATGATCTCTCGACCAAGGTTTCTAATCAGTCTGGCCTGAGCATCGCTGACAGTGTTGTGCATCACAGCCACACCACCTATGCTTAAGGCATCAAAAATGCCTTCCGTCACTAACACATACTGCCAATCAGAGTGTTGCTGATCAATTCCAAAAACATAGCCTGGTTGACTGTTGCTGATATACTTGGGTGCTCGATTATCCAAAAATCTCACAGTATAGCCCACCATGGCATTGTCAAAGCTAAATGGTATCAGCACAAATGGTCTGGTCCAGTGTACTCCGTCATTTCTTATGGCTGTCATGGCTGGAAAATCTTCAGGCACACATCGGTCTCTGAGATATTTCCAATACAACGGCAACTCTGGCGTAATCAACTCACAGCCTGGCGGAAAGTCATCAAATTCTTTGAATTCTATATTGCTTACTGAATTGGCTGTTTTGATTCGATCATCCAATATACCATGTACACTGCGATGTCTCAGACTTTCCAAATTTAGTTGTTCAATTTCTGATTCTGGAACACTGAGAGTCTGGAGCAATGATCTAGCACGGTATGTGACAGATCTACCCAATACAAAGCTAGCTTTGGTACCGCAATTGAAACAATGATAGGTCCAACTTTGATCGTTGAATTTTATACCGCCGCGACTTCTTCGATCATTACAACAGGGCGCATTGAAACTGATCCATCCTGACGGAGTCTGTTTGCGTTTAACAGGCAGATAACCAAGGATGTCTAGCATCCTCTCATTATAGCAGGATCTATGGCGGAAATCAACTTGTCTGCGATCATTCTGTGTCCTTGTTCATTGGGATGACCGCCAGGCATGATCAATTGCCTACGTTGGTTAGCAGGATGATCCCTGAACCACATTGTGGTAGCAAAGTTGGGCCAGATCATGGTTGGCAGATCCAGTGTTTGGTCAGCAGGCATGATATGAAATTGCATCATTGGTATGCGATGTCTAGCAGCTTGTCCATCAAAAAACATAGCAGTTTGAATATAATTCAATCTACATAGTTCGGCACAATTGGTCAGCACCAAATGACGTTTGCTGAGATCTCTAAAGGGTTCTGGCACCACTGAACTACCATACTCAACCCAGGTGCTGTGAACAAACTTGTTCCACGGAGGATCATTGGCAAAGCTTCGATGATTGGGATTGTAAAAACTCAATCGATCGCTGTCAGTGTGCGCAACCAGCACCAAACAGTCTTGTGGATTTGGTTCGTGTTCAAACCACCATAGATAAGTCCACACTGAACTTTGTAAGCTGCCGCCAGCTATGCCAAAGTTTTCTGTGGGCACACCATAGTGTTGTCCCAGCAGGCCCAAAAAGCAATTGGTCTGTCGATATGGGTCATTTTGCGTCCAGCAACTGTGAGCATCTGGCCAACGTTTGGGCAATTCTGGATCCAACAACTCGTCGCCATACATCCACGAGTCGCCGAACCCTACAATTTTTTTAAATTTCATCGATAAATGATATCAGTAATAAATCCGGTGTTGATTTGAACTGTGGCCGCAAGATTGCCCGAAGGCGGTATCACGTAGCCACTGCCACCGTTTATTACATTTATCTCAGCAACACTGCCACCTGGTCCTAATATTGCCACTGCTTCGGCACCAGCACCTGTGCCGCCAATGGACACCTTGGGTGCTGCCAAATATCCGCTGCCCGCATATGTTACTTCAATGCTGTCCACAGTACCGTTGAGCACAATGGCATTGGCTGTGGCTGCTGTGGCAGCGTAGTTTCCGTTGTACTGATCCACAGCCAATCTAATCAAGGGATGATAGCCTTCCACATTGATGTACACTGTGTTGGACTGATCATAGTAACTGAATACATTGCCCACATTGTACCACAGAGCTTCGTAATCTTCAGCTGCTTCGGCTTTGATGTTGCCTGTGAAATGATCCATTTCTAACTGGAATGTGGTCAGGCTAGCACCATTGGTAGGCACATGACTGCTGTAGCGCTGGACATTGACATTGATATTACCAGCATTGGGCGGCAAGGCCCAGTCAGGCGCTTGGCTGGGCTGTACATTTTGTGGATAGTTCACAGGTCCGTAAATGTTTGGTATGGTCAGGGTTTGACTTTGTTCAAACGCAGGAAATACTGAATCCACAATGTCAACATCGGCTCTGCCTTGAGCCTGCGCATTCACAAACACAGTTTCATATAGATTGCCACTGAAGCGTTCAATGCTGTAGCTGGCCGGCTGAGTTGGCAATTCAGTGCTGTCTGCTGCCAAGATTGTGACTTTGGCACGACCAGTGGCGGCATTTAAAGTTACCAGTTCTGTTTCATACAGCAGTTCGTCGCCGGCCAAGTCAATGAGTCTAAAGAAAAAAGTGCTGCCAGTGATGTTCACAGGTTTTTGATCTTGATTCACAAACTCAAACAATATTACGTTGTCTACACCTTTGTTGATGGTTAATTTTTTAGCGTACACAGGATCCCACCTCCGTTGAAACACAGCGCCTGCCCCAGAGGTATCGATCAAAAGTACACGCTGAATTTGCTGATATAAATATGCTGGGGTTGCGTACATGAAAAACTCCAACAAATATTTATGGGCAGTACAAGATTACAAAAATTAGCAGAAAAATATCCTTTTATCACTTTGTGTGTGTATGCCAGCAATGAATATGTTGGAATAGTTCAAAATCGTGACGACTCGGTGACCACAATCTACGATTTTGGCATACTGGTTACCAGTGCTGACAAACAAAGATTTTTAGAACTGGCCAATGTTTGGTGGTGGGAATCCAATCGCAGCATACCCATAAACATTTTTCTACGCGGCGAGTGGGACGAATTCCGAACCACACTGCGAACTTTTGCCAACAAAGATCTAGAAATTGTTCAAGGCCATGTGTGTAGTTTGGCAGATATAGCTCGCAAAAAATCCAAACGCAAATCAATCACACTGGTGCGCAGGGTTGATTGATCAAATTCATGTGTAAAGCTACCAATGCTGCATATGAAATTGCATGACTTTGTTTGAAACTATAGCCCCTGCTGCTGTCGCCATTCCATACTGAAGCAAATACTTTTGACCAAGGCTGGCGTTGTAAATGTGCTTTGCCTGGTCTAATCACAGAAATAAACGCAGCCATTCTGGAGATTGAGTCTGGACGCATGTCTGCCAGTAGATCAGTGTAGTTGCCCACATGTACCAACTGCGATGCCCAAGTTGGATCTGACCACAGTCTTGACCATGGAGGTTCAGTGGCCAGCATTTGTCGATAGTGCTCTGGGCCGGTTACCAAACTGTACACACTCATATTCAGTATGTCAATTTTGAAATATCCACGCGATTCAGCAGTTTCATGATCAATGGCGGCACATTTCGCTATCGGATCGGTGGGAATTTCTGTAACATAGATGCCTGAATTGTGTCGACGTCCATTGCTGAGTCGTGCTGGTACATGCTGTATCAGCTTTAGCACAGCATCTCTGTCTGGTACGTCAATGTCAATGTCGGCACTCATATTTGAATTATAGCTACAATACCAATGTAAGTCAACTGATGTGCCAATTGATCCAGGCCAAGATGCTGCCAAAACTGTGGCGTGCGTATGTCTTGATTGCCCCAATTCATCTTGATCCAGTCAATGTGATAGTGTGCCACAAAATCCAACAGCGACAACCACAATACCCATGACAGATCAATGCCCATGATTGTCAACACCAGGCCAGTGGTCACTCCATGTTTGACACTGTGCTTGGCCCCGCGCCAGTCAAAGTACTGCCCTTTCCAACGTATTTCTTCATCAGTTTGAAGCACAAAATCTACCAACCAGTGTTTGATTTGTAGCAGCACCAACAAAGAAAAAATTAGATCCATTTTACCAACCTGCTTTGACCAAAATTTCTTGAGCGTAGGCTTGATCTCCGGTCCGATCCGCAAATTTCTTTTGCCATATGTCAGCATCAATATAAGACCAAATCATTTTGATCTGTGTGGGATCAAGGTCAGTCAAAAACTTCTGTCCCGATTCTGAATTGTAAATTACCCAGGCCGAAATTCGACCAGTGGTCACAGCATGACACAAAACGTTGCGATTGCCATAACGCACACAGTCATGCGCAGGATTGCCAGTTTGTTCTGCCCATTGAATTCCGTATTCAATGGCTCTGGTCAGTGCGTCTGAAACTGCTTCAACACGAAGATATTCCACAAGATATTCTGTGTACACAGTGTCTCGACACCAACGATCAATTTTTTTGTTGTTCTTCAGCAACCATTCTAGAAATCTAGCTGGTGCTATCACTCGCACATCCACACAGTATCGTCCCCATTTTACAAAAGCACGATAGTAAGAACTGCGATCAAAGTCATCGTGTGTTTTGAGTCGGGCTGACCCTTGTGTATATTCATAGAACTTCAAATAGCCCTGAAAGGCCAAAATTACACCTGGTTCAGATCGCTGTTGAAAACGCAGTTTGGATTCACACAAGTGAACTGACAGCGAGTTTTCTTTTTGAAAACTTTTTTGACAAAATTTACATTGATGCGTCATTGATCAGGATTGCCAAGATCTTTTTTGTATTGTTCAATATCTTTGTTGTCTGTGATTTCTGACAGCACAGTCAATTCGTCTTCGCGTAAATGCGGAAACAGGGAAGCCAACTGTTTTTGCTTGGCATTGGCTTTGGCTTTTTTGGGACTGATCCAATTGTGCCTGGGTGTGCCAAGCCCTGGACTGGCTGCTGTGGCCATCAACCACTGAAGTTTGGGATGTTTGCTGACTGTGAAAAAATGTCGATTGAGATAGTGATTGACACTGTGAACATAGTATTCCTGTAATTCGCGACTGCCATCCACACAACTGCCCCAGCGTATCATGAGATAAGTGCTAAATTTTTTCTTTTCTTCAGGTGTAAGTTGATCAAAAAAGCTTCGATTTTTTTGATCCATCTGCCGCATTTCATTGCCAATGTTAAGCTTGTCACTCATGGTTTTTCTTTAGATTATACAGCACAAACAATTGTTCCAGCAACTGTTTCATGGCTGGATCTGATTCGCACATGGTCAATACATCATTGATGTGATTAATGTAATAGCGTTGTTCCCTGTGTGCCTGTACTTGCGAATCATAGCCAACCAATTGTCGATCACTGCTGCCAAACTCTCTGGCATAGATACGACCATTGGCTCGTTCGTAAATGTATGTGGCTCCGGGTTTCAAACTGCCCATGATGTCACTACCATGCTCGGTTGTAGTCTACAATTTCGCAATTTCGACTGATGTCTTTGACAAAATACACACAAGGTGGTTCTGGATCGTCAGTGAGTGGCACACACAGCATTTGGCCATTTTTTAGTTTGGGCGCATACCATGCCACTTCTTGATACACATCCACAATTTCTATTCGAGGAAAGCTAGGACGGAAGCTGCTGAGTGGGTTGAATTCAAACACAGAAAATCCTCGGTCATTGACTGCTGTCAAAGATAACATTTCAAGATCACCAAGATCGTGTTCGCCGATCAAGATTTGCCAATCTAACGGCATGCGAATTCTGTGACTGCCTATTTGTAGTACAAGAGCTGGAGCATTGAAGCTTTCTAAAAATATCAATGGTATGTAGTGATAATCTGGATTGGCAGGATCTGAGTTGTCTAGAATGGCAAATCTCATGTCATCAACTTCTTCAGGCAAGCTGTCAAGCTCGTAGGCTTGGTTATCAAGGGTAAGTATACGCATAATTCTATTGTAAACTTTGTAGGCATAAAAAGCAACCTTACTGCCACTCTAGTTTGTCCTGAGTGAAAGGATAGTTGGCTTCTTTGTAGTAAGCCTTGCGTTTGGTCAAATGTCGTTTTGAGAATTTACACGTGGAGGTAACATCCCAGATTTGGACATGGTCCTTATCCTCTGCCTTACGGATTCCGCGTCCAATGCTTTGTATAACCCTAACAAAGCTCTTTCCGGGTTCCACCAAAACCAGATTAAAAATCCTAGGGATATTAATACCCACAGCGGCCACACCATAAGTCGCCACAATAATCTTGTCGCTAGATTCTGCCACTTCATCATATTCATCCTGTCTGTCCTTGGCTTTGGTTGCTCCTGACACAAACACAGCTCTGTGACCCAATCGTTGAACCAAGGCCTGCCCGGCTGCCACACGATCAACCAGCACCAATGTGTTGCCAGTTTGATTCACATGCTCAATCAGTTCGGCCATGGCATCCAGTCTGCCAGGTTCTTCCAGCAGATATTTGAGTTCGCTTTGATAGTTGGTGTATTCCACATGATCTACCAACTGTATTATGTTCACATGACACTGAGCCAGCACTCCTTGTTGCTGAAGTTCGTTGGCAGTGAGTCGGCCAATCACAGGACCTAGGCTTACATGTAAGGCTTTGAACTCAAAGGCTTCTTTGGGCACAGTGCCAGTGAGCCCCCAACGAATAGGAACCTGACTCATCACACCTGTCAGCAGGCTTTTGAGTGCGTCAGCTTTGGCCATGTGTACTTCATCCACAATCACACAGACCACACCTTCGATGAAGTCGCCAATGGTGTCGGCAGCAGTGCCGTTTTTGGTATTTTTTAGCAACACGTTCAGACTCTGCCAGGTACAGATGGTGTGCTGATGTCCGTGTTCTTTGCGGTCACCAAAGTAAACGCCCACATCAAGCCCTACATTGCGATAGTCTTTTTCTGTCTGTGTCACAAGACTCTTGTTGGGCACAATCACAATTGATCTGCCATA